AAGGGAGAAAAAATGAATCAGCAAGTAGTGTATCAGGATATTTCGCAGATCCATCCCTATGAGAACAATCCCCGGAACAACGAAGCGGCCATTGAGCCTGTTGCGCAGAGCATCAAGCGGTTTGGCTTCCGTGTCCCCATCCTCATTGACGGAAAAGGAACCATCATCGCAGGACACACCCGCTATGAGGCCGCAAAACGGCTTGGCATGGACGAAGTGCCGTGTATTCGGGTCGATGACCTGACGGATGAGCAAATCCGCGCATACCGCATTGCAGACAACAAGGTGGCTGAGGCTTCTTCGTGGAATGATGATATTCTCCGCGCCGAAATGGACGCGCTGAAAGCCTTGGACGTTGATTTGACGGACACGGGCTTCAGCGAAGTGGAGCTTGATGGGCTTCTTCGGGAAGTGGAGGATGCCGACTTCGAGGAGTTCTTTACGGAACCCGTCCAACAGCCGCCCAAAGCGGCCGATGCAGAGCAGAGCGCCGAGACCCAGCAATCTTCCCAACCGGAATCTTCTCAGCTCGCTGTGCCGCAGCAGAGCGGCTCTAAGCTCATCCAATGTCCGCATTGCGGAGAATGGTTTGAGACATGAGGCTATGTCTGGCAGGTACATTCCCGGCCGAGAAGATTGTGAAAGAGTACCGCCCAGAATACGTTCTGGAGAGCTTCTTTTACATCCGACCATGGCAAATCGAAGAAATTCCAAAATGGAAAATGTTCCTGCTCGACAGCGGGGCATTTACTTTTATGCACGGTATAGAAGCGTCTTCAAAGCCAGTAGATTGGGATGGATACCTGAGTCGGTACATCGACTTTATCAACCGCAACAACGTGCAGCATTTCTTCGAGCTGGATGTGGATTCCATCGTAGGCTATGACGCTGTAAAACGCATGAGAGCGCGTCTTGAAGCAGAGACAGGAAAGCAAAGCATTCCGGTCTGGCACCGCTCCCGTGGTCTGGACGAGTTCAAGCGCCTGTGTAGGGATTATCCCTATATCGGCATCGGCGGCTTCGCAATCAAGCACATACAGCCCAGCGAGTACGGCTATATCCGTCGTTTGGTGCAGTATGCAAATTCTTGCGGGGTGCGGGTGCATGGTCTGGGGTATACCAAAAAGGATGCAGTGAGTTTCGGCTTTTACAGCGTGGACAGCACGACATGGACCACACAGGTCAATTTCGGAGGGCTGTCATACTTCAATGGCACAGAGATGGTCGTGGTCAGACCGCCCAAGGGGATGATCGGCGCAGACTATCGCCGCCGCCGGGAGTACTCGTTGAGAGAGTGGATAAAGTACCAGAAATACCTTGATACGAAAGGAAAATGGCGTGGATAAAGAAATCGTCTACCGCGTCGAGGATGGCATGGACAGGGAAAAGATTCTCTGCACCACCTACCAGATGCGGAATTTTTATATGCAGTTCAGAGACGGATTTTTTACCAATCTGGACGTTATGAACTATATCCAGCACCTTGCCGCTGCGCGTATGGCGAAAAAGGGGATGAACGTGCTGGATGTGTGCTGTGGGCGCTCTCTGATGCTCCCGCTGCTGCGCTACTACGCAAAGGACATTGCATCCTATACCGGAGTGGACATCAGCAAAGCAAACATCAAGGAAGCGATGCGCGGCGCAACTGCAAAGAACCTCGAACCCAAGGATTTGGCCTCCTACTACCCGTTCCGGGTGGGTTGGAAGCTGGGCAACGTTGCTGAGATGTCGAAAGTCATCCCGGCGGGGTTTGCCGATTTTGTGATTTACACCTCTGCCATTGAGCATATGCACCCTACGGACGGCGCAAAAAGCCTTGCAGAATGCTACAAAGTGATGAAGCCGGGTGCAAAGATGTTCCTCTCCTGTCCGAACACCCCAGGCAATGGGTATCAGACCCAGTACCGCGCTCATGTCTATGAGTGGGGCTACGATGAACTGAAAGCCAAGCTGACCGAAATCGGATTCAGTATTGTGCAGGAGGTCGGTTTGGTCACCAGCGTCCGCGAAATGGACGAGTTCTATTCCAAACAGCCGTCGGCGCTCAAGGATTTCTATGAACGCATGAAGTCCTATGTCCCGTCTGCATTTCTCACAGCGTTTATGGCTATCCCATTCCCGCGTGAGGCGAAAGAGCTGTTGTTCATCGTCCAGAAGCCGAAAGGAGAGGAAAATGCCTAAGTTCAAGAATGAGTATGGGGTGTCGAAAATCAAGTACACCCAGAAGTGCAGATGCTTTTGCCCTATCGGAAAGGCAGACTACACGAACAACTTCACCGTGACTATCACTCCGAAGAAGTGGATCCCGGACTACTGCGAAATCGACAAGTTCATTCGTGAGCAGCTGGATGGCAAGAGCCTTGTCATTGAGGACGCCGCCTGCAAGTTGAAGCAGTGGCTCACGGGGGAGATTCATCCCTACTGGGTCGAGGTCGAGTCGGATGTGACCGACGGTGTGCACGGCCATGTAACGGTAACGGTATAAGGGAGGGGCGCAAGATGAAAAATACTCGTGCTCTTTGCCAGACCGCCGTTGTCGCGGCACTGTATGTGGCATTGACCACCTTGAACCCCCTGTCGTGGGGCGCAATCCAATTCCGGGTTGCAAATATGCTCTGTGCGCTCCCGTTCAAAGACAAGAGATATGCCCCGGCGGTTCTGCTGGGAATCGCAATCGCAAACGCAACCAGCCCGTTTGGACCTGTCGATGTGGCTTTTGGCCTGATGGCCGAGGGAGCAGCGTATCTCCTTGTTGTTTGGGGGCCGTGGAAAAAGCTGGGGATTTTGTGGAAAGCTGTTATCCTCTCTTTGTCCGTGGCTCTGTTCATCGGAGTGGAGCTGTACGCAATGGTGGGAGCGCCGTTCCTGCTGACGGCCGCAGGGCTGTTCGTTGGCACTTTCTTAGCCGTGGAACTCGGCAACATGATGATTTCTAAAACCGCTCTTGCAAGAATCGTGTAAGAGGGGGGCGCGGCGCTGGCTCTGCAAAGAGCTGGCGCTTTTTCTTTAGAACAACACAACGGCCCGGCCCGACACCGGGACAGAAAATGAAGAAGGATAGTGGTGGCGATGTAGATGGAAACGCGAGACAAGGCGTTCACCCTTTATAAGAAAGGGATGGGATGCACCGAAATCTCAAAGAAGCTGGGTGTATCGCTGAACACGGTCAAGTCTTGGAAAAAGCGGTATTGGGATGCACAAAAGGGTGCACCCAAGAAGCGCACCTCGTCGCACCCAAAGGGTGCATCTTCAAAATGCGCCCAGCAAGACCCGGCGGCTCAGCCTGAGAAGAGGCCGAATCGCGGCGGCGCGCCGAAAGGGAACGTCAACGCTGTTGGCAATCATGGCGGGGCACCGCCGGGAAATCAGAATGCGCTAAAGCATGGCGGCTGGTCAGCTGTGATGTTTGGTGCATTTTCCGAAGAAAACCAGAAAGCTATACAGGACTGCACGAAAGATGTGGACGCGGAGGATCTGTTGATACAGGAGCTTCAACTGCTGACTGCCCGCGAAGCGTTCCTGCTCCAGCGCATCACGGCAGCTCAGGAAAAGAAGCAGCACATCCAGTCGGTGCATACATCAAAATCCAGCAGGTCTTTTACCCGGCTGGATGAGGATAAGGAAAAAGAGGCCCATGACAAGGAAGTTTACATTGAGCGGATAGATGCAAAGGTGCAAAAGGAAGAACGTCTCCCTGGCACCAGCGTTGAGACATCAACCACCACCGAATCGAGCTACCTTATCGTGGAGCGCTTAGAGCGGCTATTGACCGATGTACAGCGCCAGAAGTCGAAGGTGATACAACAGCTTGCCGACCTGCGCAGACTGAGCAACAGCGGCAAGAATGAGCTGGTAGACGACTGGGTGGCGGCAGTCGAGGCGGCGGATGCAGAAGTGGAGGGTGAGGACGATGGCGCTGAGACAACGTGAAGTCTTCGCCAAACGGCTCCCGCTGTACCGCAAAGACCCCTGCTTGTTCTTCAAAGAGGTTACACGCTTCAAGCCGGATAAATGGCAAAAAGAAGCGGCTACGGCCATTGCACAGCACCGCAAAGTTTCCATCCGTTCAGGACAGGGCGTTGGAAAAACAGCCTTTGAAGCAAACTTGGTGCTCTGGTTCTTGGCTTGCTTCCCGTATCCCCGCGTCGTGTGCACGGCACCGACCCGCCAGCAGTTGAACGATGTGCTCTGGGCTGAGATTGCCAAGTGGCAGGAGCGCAGTCCTGTCTTGCAGGCCATGCTTGTATGGACAAAGACCCGTGTCTACATGAGAGGACATGAGAAACGCTGGTTCGCCGTGGCCCGTACAGCCACTAAGCCAGAGAATATGCAGGGCTTCCACGAAGACAATATGCTTTTCGTGGTGGACGAGGCATCCGGCGTTGCTGACCCCATCATGGAGGCCATACAGGGCACATTGTCCGGCGATAACAACCGCTTACTGATGTGCGGAAACCCAACGCAGAACACTGGCACATTCCACGATTCGCACACCGTGGATGCCCAGTCCTACTACTGCATGAAGGTGTCCAGCAGGGACAGCCCCCGCACGAATAAGCAAAATATCGCTGACTTGGAGCGAAAGTTCGGCAAGAACAGCAATGTGGTCCGCGTCCGTGTTGACGGCGAGTTCCCGGAAAATGAGGACGACGTCTTTATTCCGATGGCGCTTGCCACAAAAGCGGTCAATACTGAACCGCTTGAGCACAGCATTCCGGCCAGAATTTCTATTGGATGCGATGTGGCCCGCTTCGGCAACGACGACACCGCCATTGCGAAGAACATTGACGGGGACATTCAAAAGCTGGTCACGCGCCACGGCCAAGACCTGTACGCAACAGCCGATGACATTATCGAAATGTACAAGGCCCTGCGCACAGCGCATCCGCAATATCGCGGTCTGATCTATGCGATTATTGACGATACGGGTGTGGGCGGCGGAGTGACGGATATTCTCAACAGGGAGAAGATTCGGCAGAAGCTGAACAAACTCATGGTTGTTCCTGTCAATTTCTCGTCTGCTGTTCCTGATAAGGAAGCCGCCGGGAGATATGCCGATATTTCAACATGGATGTGGGCTGTCCTGCGCGACATGGCGGCGTCTGGTCTCCTGCATTTGCCGGATGACGCGACCTTGATAGGTCAGCTCACGACCCGCAAGTACATCTTCAGCGGCGCGCCCTCCAAGCTGAAACTTGAAAGCAAGGAGTCGCTAAAGAAGCGCGGCCTGACCAGCCCGGACCGGGCTGATGCAGTTGCTCTGGCATTATACGAGGGCGGAATTTTTGATGTCCGCAGTCTGATTTAACATAACCGGAAAGGAGAAAGCGTGAAAAAAGTTATTCCCGGAAAAATCAAAACACAGCTGCGCCTTGACGGTTACTACAATGTGCTGAACAAGTACGGCACCCAGCACGACAGCACGGAGTACTACCAGTGGGCGTCTGGCTCTGCGGTAAGCGATACGGAGCTGGCCGATCTCTATGCAGGAAACGGGTTGTTCTCAACCATTATTGATGCCCCGGCGGACGACGCAACCAAGAACGGCATCGACCTCGGCATCAAGGACAAAGACTTGCAGAAGCAGATCGACAACCACTTGCAGACCATCCGATACCAGAGCAAATTTGCCAAGGCTTTGCGCTGGGCGCGGCTCTTTGGTGGCGCTGCTGTGGTGATGCTGGTTGACGACGGGCGGCTCCTGCAGGATCCTTTGAACTGGCGTGACGTGCACGGCGTCGAAGAGCTGTTGGTATATGGCCGCAACGAAATGTATCCTCTTTGGGTCAGTGGATATGAGAACAACCCGGACGATGAGGATTACCGCCGGGGCGGCACTGGCATCCCGGAGTACTACCAAGTCAACAGCGTGTACGGCAACTATGTTGTGCATTCGTCCAGATGCCTTGTTTTCCATAACTCGGACATCCCGGAAAGCTCCACTATGGCTAATCTCTACCGCACATGGGGCATCCCGGAGTATCTGCGCATTCGTGAAGAGCTGAGAAATGCCAGCATAGGCCCCGGCTATTCTATTCGCCTGCTGGAGCGGCTGTCGATGGTGACCTACAAGATGAAGAATCTTGCTGGTGTGCTTTCCACGGCAGACGGCGAGGATACGGTTCTTCAGCGTATGGAAATGCTTGACCTTGCCCGTAATCTGCTGAACATGGTCATTATTGATGCCGACGGCGAGGATGTGGGCGTTCAATCCCTGTCTGTTGCTGGCGTTAAGGACATTCTGGACAATGCCTGTGCGATGTTGTCTGCTGTATCTCATATCCCACAGACGCGGCTTTTTGGGCGTTCCCCGGCGGGCGAGAATGCTACTGGAGAGAGTGACCTTGAGAATTACAAGGAATTCGTCGGGGGTCTCCAAAACGGTGACCTCCGCGATAACACCCGCACCCTCGTTGAGCTGATTCTTCGCGGCA